AACTTTCGGCTTCCGTTTTCAGGGGCGCGGCCTACGTTCGCGCCCCTGGTCACGGAGAGGTGGCAGAGTGGTCGATCGCGCCTGACTCGAAATCAGGTGAGCCCGTGAGGGTTCCGGGGGTTCGAATCCCTCCCTCTCCGCCATTATCATCCAAAGACTTAGCAACTTGCGGAAGCAGAGAGGGCAAGAAAGTGGAGCGGTTTGCGGTTTCGTGAAATCCCCGCATATCCCCATTTACCACCCGGTTTAACCGCTTGACCATCGATCACACCTGACGCATTTCAGGTTGTCATGCCCCGAATCAACCGCGCTCTCACGCCGGAGGAAAAAGCCGATGCACGCTCGGCAATCGCGCTGCTCGAGGGGACGGAAATCTCGCTGATGGAGGCGGCACGGCGCGCGGTGAAAGGACAACGCGCGCTGCGGCGGGCGGAATTTGCCACAGCGGTCGATGAGTTTGTGCTGTCGCGGATCCACGCCGGGCTGCGCCGCTCCTCGGTGGACTGGTACGATGAGAGGCTGCGCCCGCTGGCGGACAGTTTCGGCGCGCGGATCGTGGACACGATCAGCCGGGCAGAGTTGAAGGAGCAGCTCGAGGCGACATTCCCCACGCTGCCGGCGCGCGCCGCGGCGGCCCGGGCCTGCCGCGCGCTCTGGCGCTGGGGCATGCGCGCCGAGCCGGCCATCGCCGGCGCCGACATCACGATCGGCCTGCAGTTCAAGGCGGCGGCGAGCAACCAGGCGATGGTGAAGGTGCTGACCGTCGAGCAGTGCCGGGCCGGCCTGGCCGGGTCGGGCACGCACACCGCCGCGCTGGCGGCGATGCTGTTTGCCGGCGTGCGGCCAGAGGAGGTGGCCGGCCCGCAGAAGGACTGGCTGCGGTGGGAGCATTTCAACGTGGCGGAGAAATACGTGCGGATCCCGGCCGAGATCAACAAGACCGGCCGGAAGCGCGGGCAGGCCCGGGTGATCGAGGGCCTGCCGCCCACGCTGTGGAAATGGCTGAAACCGGGCGCGCTGACCGCTTCGCTGGCGCCCTGCAGCGCGATCGGGCTGGTGCATGGCTTCGCCAAGCGGGCGGGGTATCGCCACCGCGGCCGGCCGGCGGATGCCCCGCGCTGGCCCCAGGATGCCTTGCGGCACACCTTTGCCACGTATGCTCTGGCGCTGACCAAGGATCCCGGCCAGGTGGCGCTGTGGCTGGGCCACGAGGGCAACCCGCGCATGCTGTACGTGCACTACCGTGGCGAGCGCACGGCCGACGGGCCGGTGACGGAGGCGCAGGCCAAGAAGTTCTTCGCCCTGCGGCCCGAGAAGGCACCCGCCCGCCAACTGCGCCCTCACGGCGCAGTTGGCTTACCGCAAGGCATCGCGCAGGTTGCTGTCACTCCGCCCTGATCCCTTGGGCGCGGTCGGCAGATCGGGCTCGCCGAAGCGGGCCCGGCAATGCGGGCAGACGGTGGCCTTTTTGTCGACCTTGCCGCGGCAGTCGGAACACAGGTGCACATTGGCCTTCAATCCGCCTACGATGAGCAGCGGCAGGCCGAGGATCAGGCCATAGGGGAAGGCGATGACGCAAAACACGACACCCAGCAGCTGGATGAACATGCCGGCACCGGCGAACTCGGATTTTTTGATGATATTTGCCATGATTATGCGGGGGACTCCCTGAGTGGGTACGGCGATCCATGCGGCTCTCTCAGGATGCGAATTTGTTCGAGGTCTGCCCTTTTCTCCAGTTGGCCCTCGAGCTCGGACAGACCGGGGAACTCGATTAGGCGGCCCTCAACTGGCTTTCCGTTTTGATTTATCGGGGGGCCTTTCTTTTGGCCCGTTGAGAGGTTGCGTTGTATATTGCCCGGGGTCCTCCCTGACGGTTTTTGCCAGATCGTATTCAATGAGCGTGGCCACATAAGCGGCAAATGATCGCCGCTGGGCCTTGGCCTGTTTCTTGGCCAGATCGGCGGTGACAGGGTCGAGATTGAGGGTGAGCCGGCTCCATTTCACAGCAGCAGTGTCGAGGAGAACGGAAAAAAGTTAAAGAATTTTCTTGCGCTACGGTTATGCAGCGTTATGCACAGAACATAACGATATGGCACGCCTCACCATCTCCCTGCCCGAAGATTTAGCCACGGCTGCGGCCGCGCACGCCGCCACCCAGAAACGCTCGGCCAGTGCTTATGTGTCACTGTTGATCGAGGCCAATCTGCAGGCAGCCGGGCTATTGCCGACCGCCCAATCAGCCGAGTTTGCCGAGACGCTCGCCAAGGTTTCCGACCTTCTTACCCGGAAACCGGCCCTCAAGCCTGCTCTGGAGAAATTCCTCCGCGATGCCCAACGGCCCAGCAAGGCCAGGTGTCTGTCGCCCGCTGCCGCGTGAACCCTTTTTTTGCCCGTCTCAGAAAACACCCCATATACGCCCGCCCGGATTTCTGAACAGCAGCCCCGCCCAACCATGGAAAACCGCCCCATTATTCCCACAAAACCTTTCGCCAGCCGCTCCCGGCTAATGGCCGCGCTGCTTGGCCTGCTCGGCGCCGGCTTCTCCACGACATCCGCGGCCTACAAGCAGACCATGAAAGTGGGGTTTGCCTCCGGCAAGCATAACGGCCGCACCATGGGCGCCTTTGGCGGCCCCCGCCGTGCCAAGCCGCACCGTGCCCTCTTTGTCGCCGCCCTACAGCCCAAGAAATCCGCCACTTGATCCGATGCCCTTCATCCACGAATTGAAGACCCATCTCGCCGGGCTGCTGCCCGGGCTGCGGCGTCGGCGGGCCTATGCCGACCTGCTCCAGGTCGAGGTCGCCATCGACATCACGGCCGATGCCGCCACCGAGCAGGCCCGGGCCGGCCGGCTGGCCTACACCGCTGAGCAGGCCGACCGCGAGGCGGAGCAGATATTGCGCACGGTGCTCGCCGACAACCGCGTGACGCCCGAGGAAATCCCACTGCTCAGGACCGCCCTGCGGAACATCCACCACAGCGCCGAGGCTGACCACCGGCTGGGAGACACCCTTCATGTTTGAGGTTCCGGCCATCATCCTCGCCAGCATGGCCGGCTTTGCCGTCGGCCTGCTGGCGGGCATGGTGCTGATGGCCTGGCTGACGCGCCGGTGGCTCCGCTCGGCACTGATGGTCCATGCCGTGCGCCCGCCGGCGCCGTCCCCCACCGCGCACGTGTTCCACCACGTGCGCCACGATGTGCACCACCACGCCCCGGACAAGCTGCCGGGCGACGAGTGGAAAAGGGGTGGCGCATGAGCCTCACCATCCTGCCGCCCGACCAGGAGGCCCTCGCACGCCGCATGGCCGAGCTGGTGCTGGCCACCAAGCGGCCGGTGCTGAACCGGGCCGAGGCCATCCTGCACGTCGGGCTGGGCAGTGATTCCGCCTTTGACCGATGGTGCCAGCGCCTGCGCGTGCGGCCCTGCGCCCACGGCCGCTATGCCCGCGGCCAGCTCGACCGCGCCATGCTGCGCGAGGCCGGCCAGCGGGGCACCCGGAGGAAAGTCGCGTGAGCCACTACAAGCCCAAGCCGCAGTATCGCTCGCAGGATGCCTCGAAGTATGCGCACGAGTTCTGCGAGGCGCTGCAGCCGTGGATCTGCGAGGCCATGACCGGGCAGAAGCGCCACCGGCTGGCCTCCAACAACTGCAGCGTGGTGAACCGGGCGGCCGACGACATCCTGTGCGACTGCGCGCAGGTGCTCGCCGCCAGCGCGGAGTGGGAGGGGGCGCTGCTGGCGCACGGACTGGCCGAGCGCGGCTGGCCGATCGACGTCGAGCTGGTGCGCGCCTGCCACAGCTGGAGCTGCGGGCTGATGGACGCCATCATGGTGCGCTGGCGCAACCGCAGCGGAGAACTCAACCCCGCCCGCCGATGATCATTCTCGCCCACATCTTTGCCACCGTGGGGTTGCTGCTCGGCCTGGCGGCCGTGGCCGGCATCGGCTGGGCGGTGTGGAGCTTCGAGGCGGCCGGGCACGATATTGACGAGGAGCGCGACCTATGACCGCCGCCACCCGAGGAACAGAGGCCGGAAACCGCCGGCAGGCCGCAGGGCGCTTCCCCCTGATCCCCGACTGCCCCGGGCTCAAGCGCACGGCGCGCGGGGCGATGTTAAGGATGCCGCCGGCCAGCTGCACGACCTGGGCACCGAGAAGCGGCTGCGGCCGAAGGAGGTCGCCGCCGACACCCGCGTGGCGCTGACGCCCGAGGATGTGCGCGGCCTGATCGCCGCGGGCGAGCTTTACCCCGTGTTCCGCCGCAATGCCCGCCGCATCGAGGTGTTTGCCTGCGCCATCGGCGACTGGTGGCTGCGGCAGGGCCTGCGCGAAATCCCCACCACCTGACCATGCCCTCCCGACCCTTTGCCCACCGCGGCCGCCCGGCCCGCAACTCCCGCTCCGGCGGCTCAGCCGCCGCCATGGCCGGATGCGTCGGCCTGCCCGATCCCACCGGCTATGTGCGGCTGGGCGATGGCGGGCTCTCCGCCTTCTGCCACCTGGTGAACGAGCGGTTTGACGAGATGGCGGCGACCACCCGGCCCGAGTTCCGCAGCTTTGCCCGAGCGGAGCGCGAGGCCCGCTGCACCTGACCATGAGCGCGCCGCTGACAACCCTTTACTCCGGTCCCAAATGCGCCTTCGGGCGCATCCCTGGCCGAGTCAAAACACAGAGAGCCGCACTATGCGGCCATGGCGGTGAAAGGCCGCTCCTCGAGGGAGGCGCAAGCCTTCAAACTCCGGTCAAGCCCTCCGCGATCACCTGCGCAGTGACGGGGGCGGTGGAATGCCGCACCGACTGGCCCGGTCGTAACAACGGGCAAAATTTCCCATGAAAAACCCACCCGCCGCCGAGGGCAAGGCCCCGGCACCCGTTTCCACGTCTTCGGGCGTGTTCGTATCAACCCTGTCCGCCCTCAAGAACGGCACCTTTCTCGTGCAGGCCGATGACGCGCTGCGCGAGCTCACCAGCAAGGTGCAGCAGAAGCAGATCAAGGGCAAGCTGACCATCACCCTCGAGGTGATCCCGAATGGCGTCGGCGTGGGCGAGGTGCCGCTCCTCAAGGTCGTGCCCGACTGCTCCATCACGCCGCCGAAGGAAAAGGCGAAGGGCGAGACGTTCTTCGCCGACGACGACAACAACCTCACCCGCCGCCACCCCGGCCAGGGCGAGATGAAGCTGACGCTGGTCAGCGAGGCCACGGGCGCCGCGCCCGGCGTGGCCGCCGCCCAGGCCGCGGCGGGCGGCAAATAACACCTTTCCCCCATGGAAACCAACAACAAGACGGAAGCGCAGACCGTCGCCGAACTCTGCGCCAGGCTCAACCAGCCCACCCTCAACGTCAAACGAGAGGGTGTGGCCGTGTTCCCCAACGGAACCATCATCTCGCTCGAAAACGAGCTGCTCGCCGACAACCCGAAGCGCAAGCGCGCCAAGGTCGGCCTCTATGAGGCCGAGTCGTTCATCGAATACGTGAAGCGGTTCATCCGGCTGGGCTGCTCCATCATCTTCGGCGCGGCATCGGAAACCGGCGGGGCGTTCAAGGCCATCCTCGACTATCACGCGGCCGAGGCCGGTGGCGATGGCGCAGCTCACTGGGGCGAGCACATCTGCACCCTGACGCTGGCCACCACCCCGGAGTGGGCCCGCTGGCTGGGCAAGAACAACAGCCCGATGACGCAGGAGCAGTTCGCCGACTTCATCGAGGACAACGCGCCCGACATCGTTTCGCCCGATGCGGCGGTGCTCCTGGACATGGCGACCATGCTGCAGGGAAAGAAATCCGTCACGTTCAAGAGCAGCCGCAACCTGCGCAACGGGTCCATCGAGCTCGCCTATTCCGAGCAGGTGGAGGAGACGAGCGGCCGCCGCGAGGACGCCATGCAGCTGCCCGACCGGATCATCGTGAAGATGATTCCGTTTGTCGGCTGCGTCGGCGTGGAGATCCCGGCGCGGCTGCGGTTCCGCATCGGCGACACCGGCAAGGTGTCGTTCACCTACATCCTCGACCGGCCGTTCAAGGTGCTCGAGGCGGCGTTCAACGCCGTGGCCGCCCAGATCGAGGCGGAGACATCGATTCCCGTCATGCTCGGCATCGGCGATGTTACACCCCCGCCCACGATCAAGTGAAACACCCGGGCCCGGCGGATCAACGCCGGGCCCTTCCCCTTCCAATGCTCAAGACCACCAAGACCAGGAACCAGCGCCAGCCGCAGCCGCGGTTTGAGGCGACGATGCAGGAGCTCAAGCGCGATGCGGAGGCGGGGGTGGCCTATTTCTGGGGCCGCCGGCCGCACCTGCACATGCCGGCCACGGCCTTCGACACCAATCTGCGCCGCCGCACGGCCTGATCCCCATGCTCACCCCCAAGCACTACGAGCGCAGCATCCTGGCGGCCGAGGCGGCCGACTTCCCGCACTATGCCAGCGTGCTGCGGTCGCACTACGCCCTCGATTTCCCCGAGCCCGCCGCGGCGTTTGCCGCGCAGCGCCAGCCGCCGGCGCCGCTGCCGGTGTTTCGGAATGTGACCGGGCCGGCCTTCGGCGTGGCGATGGCCGCCGCCCGGGCCCGGGGCAACCATGTGAGCCTGCAGATCCAGGCGCACCGCGCCCGGCTGCACAGCCCCCGCATCTGCTGAATTTTCCCCCATGAAAACCACAAAACAACAGCACGTCATCGTGCGCACACACATCGCCGGCGTTTTCGCCGGTGTTCTCAAGTCACGCAAAGGCAGCGAAGCGATCGTCACCAACGCCCGGCGGCTTTGGTATTGGTCGGGCGCGGCCTCGCTGTCCCAACTCGCCGTCGAAGGCACGAGCAACCCGTCCGGTTGCAAATTCCCGGTGGCGGTCCCCGAGGTCACGCTCCTCGGCGTGATCGAGATCCTGCCGCTGTCGGACAAAGCCAAGGCCAGCATCGACAGCGTGCCGGTCTGGAAAAGCTGAACAGCCATGACTGCCACAGCTTCAAATAAAGGCGACGGCTACGGCTCCGGCTCCGGCTACGGCTCCGGCTCCGGCTACGGCTCCGGCTACGGCTCCGGCTCCGGCTACGGCTCCGGCTACGGCTACGGCTCCGGCTACGGCTCCGGCTCCGGCTACGGCGACGGCGACGGCGACGGCGACGGCGACGGCGACGGCGACGGCGACGGCGACGGCGACGGCGACGGCGACGGCGACGGCTACGGCTCCGGCGACGGCTCCGGCTCCGGCGACGGCGACGGCGACGGCTGATTTTGCCTCGGCCGGAAATGCCGAGTGCGCTGCGCGCCCACGGCATTTCCGGTCATCCATTTTTCTTATCCTCACATCTTGAAACCCACCGACTACAGAAACCTGACCTGGCGCGAGGTGCTGACGCACCTCACGGAGGACATGGTGCGCGTGCATCTGGCGTGGCAGGCCTTCGGGCCGGGGACCACGCGCGAGGTGGCGCAGCGGAGCGGGATCAGCCTGCTCACTTTGCGGCCGCGGACCACCGACCTGGGGAAGCTCGGGCTGGTGACGCTGGCCGGCGGCAAGGGCACCGAGGGCGGGATCTACGCCTACGTGCCCCGCGAGGAGGCCGAGGCGAGCGCGATCTGGCGCGAGCAGGCGGATTTCCGGGGGAAGGAGCAAGGGGCGGAGCCGACGGCCAAGCCGGTCGGTTTTGTGACCGTGGAGCAGGCGGTGGCGTCGATGGCTCCCGAGGAGCAGGCCCAGCTCGGGGCCCGGCTGCTGGGCCGCTACGGGCACCTGCTCAAGAAGCGCGAGGCCGCGGCCGGTGCGCGCCAGCTCGACCTTTTGCCCGCATGACTGCGTTTCCACTTTTAGAATCTCTCGGGATGATCACCCGGGCCCAAGCACCCGACAACCGCGGGCGCTGGGTACGTTCGCGGGCCCACAATCGTCGCCACCAGTCCGCCACAATCAAGGGCCACCGGCGCTACGTGGTATATCCATCGCAGTTGAAAACTGCCTGAACCATGGCCGACACCACTAAAATCCAATGGGCCGATGCCACGCTCAACCCGTGGGGCGGCTGCACCAAGGTCTCGTCCGGCTGCGCCAAATGCTACGCTGAGCACGCCACGCCCGTTCGCGCCATGGGCATCGGCTGGGGCAAGGGTGTGCCCCGGCATCGCTTCACCGGTTTCGAGGTCAACGCCCTGCGCCTCGACCGCAAGGCCGCCAAGATCGGCCGGCCCCTGCGCGTGTTCCCCTCCCTGTGCGACTGGCTCGATGCCGAGGTCCACGCCGAGTGGCTGGCCGGCTTTCTCGACGTGGTGCTGCGCACTCCGCACCTGACGTGGATCCTGCTCACCAAGCGCCCGGAGTTGTGGCGGGAGCGCCTTGCTGAGGCTTGCGCCTTTGCGGGCGCTTTCCGCGAGGATGAGAAGTGGGCGGCAGTGGGCGCCTGGTGTGACCGTTGGCTGCAGGGCGAGGCCCCGGCCAACGTCTGGTTTGTTTTCAGCGCCGAGGATCAACGCACCTTTGACCTCCGCGTGCCAGCCGCGCTGGCCGTGCCGGCCGTCATCCGTGGCGTCAGCCTCGAGCCCTTGCTCGGCGAAATCGACGTGCGCGACTGGCTCGGCGCGGTGCTGCCCTCCATCCACGGGCAAAGCAATTTCCCGATCGATGGCCTCCAATGGGTCATCACCGGCGGCGAGAGCGCCGCGCCTGGCGACACGCCGCGGCGGTGCGAGGTGTTCTGGATTTGGGCGATCGTGGCGGCCTGCGCCCGGGCTGGCGTGGCGTGCTTCGTCAAACAGCTCGGCGGCTTCTGCACCACGGGCAACGCCAACGCCCACGACTGGCCCGATGAGACGGTGTTCACTGAGGGAGGCACTGCCTTTGCCGAGGCCCGCGTGCGTCTGAGTCATCCCAAGGGCGGTGACCCGGTGGAATGGCCGCCGGAGCTGCACGTGCGCCAGTGGCCGGAGGTGAAGCCATGAGCCGCGGCATTCACACCCATCCTTACAAACGCGGTTTTTGCCTTGGGATCGAGCGCGAGGGCTGGCTGCGGCTCTACGTGTTGCTGTGGAAATGGGAGGCATGGGTGCACATCCACCCGCGCACCGGCCCATGATCCTACCCGACCGCATGTTCTCGGCGGAGTGGATCCACGACCGCCGCCTGCGCCGGCTGCCGCCCCAGGTGCAGCTGCTGCTTATTTTTGTCCGCCCGCTCTGCGATCGCAACGGGCGTTTCGAGTTCAACCCCGCGCTCATTCACATGGCGCTCTACGCATCCGCAGATTGCGGCAACGTGTCGGTTCGGGACGTGGAAGCCTGGCTGGAGATCCTCCGGTCAGGCGGTTACGTCAAGTCCTACACCGGGGCCGATGGCCGGAGGGTAGGCGAAGTGGCGAAGGAGTATTGGCGGCAGAAGTTGACATTTGGCAAGCAGGTCTACGAGCCCGAGTCGGACCAGCCCGAACTGGTGCTGCCCGACGCAGACCCACCGCAGCGCCGGATGAGAAGTGATATGAAGGGAGGGGGACACCGCCCGCCCCCAATGCCTGCGGCCTTGCCGGACGCTGCCGCGCTGCGCGGACATGCCTTGCCGGCCGAGGATGATGCCGCGTGGATGGCCCGCCTGGCGCGCGAATGGCCCGGCGTCGACATCGCGGCCCAGCTCGAGAAGGCGCACCGTAAACGGCGCGGCGACGTGGAGCGCGGCTGGTTTGAGGCGGTGTGGCTGCCCGGCGTGACCCCGCGGGCGCCGCGGCCGGCGGAGAGCCGAGGACAGAGGACGGAAGTCAGAGGGCAGACCATCGACCCTATGGCGGCCGAGGCGGCGCTGGCGGAGCGGCGGGCCCATTTTGCGGCGATGGCCGAGCCCACGCCGGGCACGCTCGACCATACCCTCTGGGAGGAGGCGAGGAAAACGGCATGAAACCATTCCCTTTCGCTGATCTGTTTTGCGGGGCCGGCGGCACATCCACCGGCGCCAGCGAGGCCATAGAATCGCTCGGCTACCGCCCGGTGCTCACGGCGGTGAACCATTGGCCCGTGGCCGTGGCCACGCACGAGAAGAACCATCCCGGCGCCCGTCACCTCTGCGCCAGCCTGGACGCGCTGAACCCCCGCGAGCTATTCAAGCCCCGCGAGCTCAGGCTGCTTTTGGCCAGCCCCGAGTGCACGAATCACTCCCGGGCCCGGCGCGGCCGGCACATCAACGAACAATCGCGGGCCACGGCCTGGTGCGTGATCCGCTGGGCCGATGCCCTGCGCCCCGACACCGGTTTGGTGGAGAACGTGCCGGAGTTCCGCAACTGGCCATCCTTCCCCGCATGGATTGCCACGCTTGAATCCTTGGGCTACCGGGTGGAACACCGCATCCTGGTGGCTGCCGATTACGGCGACCCGACCACCCGCCGCCGCCTTTTTATCCAGTATCAGCACGGCCGGCGCCGGATCGTATGGCCGGAGCCGACGCATGCGAAAAACAGCGATTTTTTCGGGGCCCGGCTCCCATGGGTGCCGGCCAGAGCCATCATCGACTTTTCCCTGCCGGCGCAGAAAGTGAGCGAAAGGAAGCGCCCCCTCGCTCCGCGCACCATCGAACGGATCCGCGAGGGACTGCAGAAGTTCGGCGGGGCCGAGTTCCTGATCTGCATGGAGCACGGCGGCCGGGTGGTTTCAGCCAGCGAGCCATTTCCCACCGTCACCACGGCCAAAGGTGGGGCAATGGCCATCTGCCAGCCATTCCTGATCAAATACTACGGCACCGCCGGTGCCCGCAGCATCGGCCAGCCATTCGACGCCATCACATGCCGGGATCGGTATGCCCTGGTGATCCCCGAGGCTGGCGACGTGCGGATGCGGATGATCGCGGCGAAGGAATATGCCGCGGCGCAGGGTTTCCAGCCCGGCTACCAATTCACCGGCACGGGCAGCGAGATCACCAAGCAGATTGGCAACGCCGTGCCACGGCGGCTGGCCCGGGCCCTCGTGGCCGCGGCCGTCGGCCAGCAGAGCGACGTGACGCGTCACATGGAGGTGGCAGCGTGAGCACGATCAGCACAGAGCAAGGAACGGAGAGCAGGGAGCCCATCAAGGCACCGTTTCCGTGGTTTGGTGGAAAGTCGCGGGCGGCGGAGCTTATCTGGTCGCGGCTGGGGAACGTGCCGAACTACGCCGAACCGTTCGCCGGCTCGCTCGCCGTGTTATTGCGTCGGCCTCATGCACCAGGTAACGAAATTGTCAACGATCTCGACTGCTATGTGGCCAATGCCTGGCGGGCGATGAAACACGCGCCGGCGGACGTAGCCGCGCATTGCGACTGGCCGGTGAACGAGGCCGACCTACACGCCCGCCACCGCTGGCTGCATGGCCGGCTGGAGTTTCGCGCCCGGATGGAGGCCGACCCGGAGTTCTATGACGTGCGGATCGCGGCCTGGTGGATCTGGGGCATATCATGCTGGATCGGTGATGCGTTTTGCCGCCCATCGCGGCAAGGTGCGGTGCCAAATATCGCGGGTGAAAAGGGCGTGGCCCGGAAAGTGCCGCACCTGACCGGCGGGAAGGGCGTGGCCCGGAAAGTGCCGGCCACACCCGCCGCCATGAGCCCCGATGCGCGAAGCGGCACTCCCCACGGCGAAGCCGTGGTGTCGCCCAGCGGGGCCGCGATAGCGGAACCGCTGGAGGAAGCGCGGGCAGGTCGTGGCCCGGGTGAATCGTTGACCACATGCGTGGCAAGTGCCGCACCTGACCGGCGGGAAGGGCGTGGCCCGGAAAGTGCCGCCGGCACCATTCCAAAGCAATTGCCTGACGTCATCGGCACCTATGGCGCGCTCACCCATCGCGGACAACCCGGCGGAAAAGGCACATGCGGAAAACAGGGCGAAGCGCTCGCGGCGTGGTTTGATGCGCTGAGCAACCGGCTGCGTTTCACCAAGGTGTGCTGCGGCGACTGGTCGCGCGTGCTCACCAAGGCCGCGACCTTCGGCCAGGGATTGACTGGCGTGCTGCTGGATCCGCCTTACGATGCCGGCGACAGCCACGATGACGTCTATGGCGACATGAGCCGAGGTGTGAGCGCCAAGGTGAGTAAGTGGGCGATTGAAAACGGGAAAAATCCGCTCCTCCGCATCGCACTCTGCGGCTATGAGGGCGAGCACGAGATGCCGCCGGACTGGGAGTGCGTGGCATGGAAGGCTGCCGGCGGATACGGCAATAGAAATGCGGAAAACCAAAATGCCCGCCGCGAGCGCATCTGGTTCAGCCCCGCCTGCCTAAAACCTCAACCGGAGCTATTTTGATGACCTTCACCCCACAGCGACCGTGCAAAAGCCCTGGGTGCGGTGCGCTCGTGCCGATGAATGAGCCGCCCTACTGCTCGGCCCACCGGCGGCTGACGGCGCAGACGGTGGCCGCGGCGGACCGCTGGCGGGGATCGGCCGCGGAGCGGGGCTATGGCTGGCAATGGCAGCAGGCGCGGCTGGGCTTTCTGGAAAAGTGGCCGGTGTGCCCCGGCATGCTGACGCCGACGGCATGCTGGTCGCGCGACCAGGCCATGGTGTTCCACGACCTGCGGGAACGCCAGCAGGCGCAGGGTCTGGTGGTGCGATACCACCCGACGCTGCTGGAATGGCTGGCAAAGAACCCCATCTACGACCTGATGCGCGTGGCGACCTGCGCGGCCACCGTGGTCGACCACATCGTGCCCCACAAGGGCGATCCGGACCTGTTCTGGGGCGAGTGGAACTGGCAGCCGCTCAGCAAGACCTACCACGACCGGAAGACCGGCGCGGAGGAGAGGATGGCCGGAGCAATACGCGAATGACGCACTCTCTTCAACTTCGACTCGCCCGGCTGCAGAACGACATGGCAGCCGCCCGGCGGCTGCTGCGACGGGTGCGGCGGCTCTATATCCGCGCCGTCTATCTCGCGGTGATGACCGATCCGACCAACGGCAGCATCGAGCGCGCCGCCCAGCGGATGCTGGACGTCGGCATGTATGCGTCACTTCAAGGCATGAAGAACGTGCGCTACACGATCCTGCGCCGCTGTTGGACATTGAACACGGGCAAATCATTTTGGCGCCCGGGTGAGTACGACGGCTGGCACTGCTGGTATCAGCGCCAGGGCTTCATCGGCGGGGAATGGCTGCGGCCTGAGCAGGAGGCAAAGTCATCATGAGCCGGGGACGCATAGCCAAGCCGACATCGCTGAAACTTTTGCAGGGTAATGCCGGCAAAAGGAAGGACGATGGCCGGCGGGAGCCGGCCATGCCGGACGGGTCGCCGGAGCCGCCGGGGCACCTGAGCACCGGTGCCCGGCAGGAATGGTTCCGCCTGCTGAAATGGCTGATGCAGGTGCACGGCCTGCTCTCGCCCACGGATCACGCGGCCATCGGCATTTATTGCTCGTATTACGACCAGTGGCAGCAGGCGGAGGCCGACATCCCGGTTTTGAAAAAGAAGCTGGCCACGGCGCGGGGGAAGCAGCGCGGCCAGGTGCTGGCATTGCTCAACACCGCCATGGGCGAGCGCAACAAGGCGCGGAAGGAGATGCGGCCTTACTTGAGCGAGCTGGGCATCACGCCGGCGGCGCGGTCACGGATCCGGGTCGAAAACGGGCAGCTGGGCCTGCCGGGCTTGGGCGATGGCAAAACCGAAAGCCCGCTCGAGCGGGCCGAGCGGCTGGCGGGGGCGTGATGAAAGCAAAGAGCCGGGAGCGAGGGGCGGGGAGCAAGCCGCGCGCAAAGCCGCCGGCATTCCCGCGGGCGGCCCGGGTGCTGAAATACGCTGTCGACGTGGTGGACGGGCGGATCGAGGCGGGGAACTATGTGCGGCTGGCCTGCCGGCGGCACCTGGATGACCTCGAGCAGGGACCCAAGCGCGGGCTGATCTGGCAGCCGGCACAGGCGGAGGCCTGCATCGGGTATTTTGAGGATGTGCTTTTCCTAAGCGAGGGGGTGCCGTTCAAGCTGGAGGATTTTCAGGCCTTCAACGCGGGGAGCCTCTACGGCTGGTGGCGCGAGGATCCCGACGTGCCGGACACGCTGATCCGGCGATTTCGCACCTTCTACGGGGAAATGGCCAAGGCCAACGGCAAGACGCCTTTCGCGGCCGGGCTGGGCCTCTACGCCTTGTGGATGTGCTTCGACCCGTCGCCGGAGGTCTACAGCGCCGCGGCGGACAAGCTGCAGGCGCGGATTTGCTTCGACGATGCCACGGCGATGGTCGAGGCCTCGCCCGAGCTGCGGGGGAAGATCGAGGTGCTGACGCACTCCCTGACGATCCCAAAAAAGCACGCCCGGTTCCTCCCGCTGTCCAACGAGGACCGGGGCAAACACGGCAAGCGTGTGGCCTTCGCCTCGCTCGACGAGATCCACGTGCACGAGTCGGCGAAGATGGTCCGCGCCATGGTGGCGGGCACCAAGAACTGCAAGAACGCCCTGATCGTGATGATCACCAACTCGGGCCACGACCGGCGCTCGATCTGTTGGAGCTACCACGAGACGGCCCGCAAGATGCTCGAGGGCGCGATGCGCAAGGACGACCTGTTCGCCTACGTGTGCACGCTCGACCCGTGCCCGCAGTGCGCCGCGCATGGGCGGAAGCAGCCGGACCCGAAATGCAAAAAGTGCGACGACTGGCGCAACCCCAAGACCTGGATCAAGGCCAATCCCGGCCTCGGCACGATCTGCCGCCGCGGCTACGTGGCCGAGCGCGTCGACCTGGCCAAGCAGATGCCGAGCGAACTGAACGACGTGCTGCAGCTGAATTTCTGCCAGTGGACGGAGAGCGCCGGCGGCTGGGCCAACATGCACCAGTGGGACAACGCCTGCCAGGACACCGCCCTGCGGGTGGAGGCATTTGCCGGCCGGCGGTCGGCGCTGGCCATGGACGCGGCCAACCGGGTGGACGTGACCAGCCTCGTGGTGGTGGCGGAGCGTGAGCCCGGAAGCGGCACCCTGGACGTGGACAAGCTCGACAAGGCCGCCAAGGAGGCCCTCCAGCAATCGATCGCGCGCCAGGTGGCAGAATCGACTGCCAGCGGGGAGCAGGGAGCGGGAAGCGAGGAGCTGGCAACGCCGCCGGCAGTGCGCGCACTGTCTGCCGCGGGCTACGTCACGTTCAGCTGGCATTTTGTGCCGGAGGCGATGGTGCGGAATGCGAGCGCGGCCAACCACGAGGCCTATGCGGAATGGGAGGAGAGCGGGGAGCTGATCGTGACGCCCGGCGCGGTGACGGATTTCGACGTGATCGAGGCGAAATTGAAAGAACTGGCGGCGCTGCTGAACGTGATCCGGATGCAATACGACCCGCGGGAGCTGGCGTATTTCATGCAGCGGGTGGCAGTGTGGGCCTCATTCGAGCTGGTGGAGGTGTCGCAATCGCCGGCGATGATCAGTCAGCCGATGAAGGAGGTGGAGGCGCTGATCGCGGCCGGTCTGATCAAGCACGATGGCAACCGGGTGATGCGCTGGATGCTGGCCAACGTGGTGCAGAAAACCACGCGGAGCGGCGGACCGATCAAATACTATTTCCCCACGCGGCCGGAGGACGGCAAGAAGATCGACGGCGCGGTGGCGATGATCATGGCCGTGGACGGCATGCTGCGCACCGGCGAGCCGGTGGGCGACCCCGGCGTGATCATGGTGGGGTGACGGGGAGAAATTACCCAATGAACCAAACGAATGAAAAGCCAAGGATTGTAGGCCGGATCTGCTTTGGCGTTCCATCCGGCCAGCCCGCGACACGGGAGGATATATTCGCCTGGCTGGTCGCCGCCGGCGTGAATGTCAGCCGCGATCAAATATCGGTTTGCAAGCTGCCTCCGCCGGATTCACGGGCAAAAAGTTTGTAGGAGAATGGGGGACTTTGTGGAAGTTGCGTGGAGTATGGGCGGAAAAGGCTGAATTTTCTAGAACGTCTCGCGAATCGGGTCGCGGAGTGGACGCGGGGTAAATGCGCACTCCTGCCGAACATTCCGAACACGGTGAAGCCGCCAGCAATGGCGGTAGGGGCATGGGTGCGTTTTTCAGAAATGCGCTGTTTGGCTACAGGTTCGCCCGCGAGATCCGCAGCGGCACCTCGACCTTCACCGAGCCGGCGGAGTGGCTGCTGCAGGTCTTCGGCACGCAGTCGAAGTCGGGCGCGATCGTCAACGAGAACTCGGCGCTGACCGTCGCCACCTTCGCGGCGTGTGTGAACATCATGTGCTCGGCGCTGGCCACGCCGCCGCTGCGGCTGATGAAGCGCACCCCGGTGGGCGCCATGCCGTGTGACGGGCAGGGGAAGCACCCCTTCCACCCGCTGTATTTCCTCGTGAACCACGAGCCCAACGGTGACCAGACGAGCTACCGCTGGCGCTCGTTCCGCCAGGCCTGCCTGTGCCTCGGGGGCAACGCCTACACGCGGATCATCCGCAACAAGTATTTCGAGGTGGAGGAGCTGAAACCCATGCTGCCGTTCAAGACGCAGCCGCGGGCGCTCTCGGGCCGCGGGGTGGATGGGCAGGTGGTGTTCCGCTACCAGGGCGAGGTGCTCCAGCCATGGGAGGTGCTGCACAACCGGGGCATTTCCACCGACGGGTTTTTCGGCATCTCGCCCATCCGCGCCCTGCGCGAATCGCTCGGCCTGGCGCTGACCATGCAGGAGTTCACGGCGCGGACCTTCATCAACGGCAACCGCCAGCCCGGCGTGCTCTCGGCCCCGACCACCATGAACGCCGAGAAGATGAAGGAGTTCCTGAAAAACTACATGGACGCCAACGCCGGCGCCCAGAACGCGGGCAAGACGCCGCTGTTCACCGGCGGGGTGACCTGGACCGCGGCGGGCTTCTCCAACCAGGACGCCGAGCTGCTGCTGAACAAGAACTACGAAAAAAGCGAGATCGCCTCGTGGTTCCGCATCCCGCTCGTGCTGCTGGGCGACACCGAAAAGACCTCGAGCTGGGGAACGGGCATCCAGCAGCTGATGCTCGGCTTCGTCGAATGGACCCTCAAGCCGTGGGCGCGCAGCGACGAGCAGGAGCTGGACCGCTCGCTGCTGACCAAGGAGGAGAAGCTGGCGGGATATTTTTTCCAGTACGATTTCACCGACCTGCTGGCCGGCACGCCCGGCGACCAGGCGAAGTTTTTCCAGACGCTGTTCCAGTGCGGGGCCGCGACGAGCAACGAGATCCGCAAGGCCTTTGGCGACACCGAACTGCCCGACGGGCCGGCCAACGGCCGCTACGTGCCGGTGAACATGATGCTCGACACCGATCCTCGCCCGGCCGCCGTGCCCGCCGGCGCCAAGGAACCAGCCAACAAGCCCGGAGAAAACGAACCATGAAACCCGAATGCCGCGCCCGCAAGGGCATCGAGAAACGAGAACTGTCCGCCGACGAGAAGGCCGCCGGCCATGTCGGCGCGCTCCGCGGCCAGATCCCCTACAACAGCGACAGCGGCGAGCTGCGCGACCGCGGGCTGAACAGCGGCCGGCCCTTCATCGAGCGCATGGCGCCCGACTGCTTCAAGCGCAGCCTGGCGGAGGATGCCGACCAGATGGGCTTTGCCGGGCACACGGACGACCCGCTCTGCGCCTTCGCCCGGGCCGGCGTGAACCTGACCTTCACCGAGAGCCGCGACGGGCTGGCGTGGGAGGCCCTGGTGCCCGACACCGCGGCCGGCCGGGACCTGATGCGGCTGGTCGACACCAAGATCATCCGCGGGGCGAGCTTCGAGTTCAACGTCGAGGCGGCCGGGGAGACCTGGGAAAAGCGCGACGGGAAGGACACGCGCACCATCACCGCCGCGCGCCTCTACACCGTCAACCCCGTGGCATGGCCGGCGTATGACGACAGCGAGCTCACCGTGTCGATGCGCGGCCTCCGCGGCGGCCGCGACCGCCGCGGGTACTACGCCTACCAGGACGAGGACTACCTGTGGGCCGACGGCAACATGACGCCCGACACGGCCTATGCGCTCTGCTCGCTCGGCCGCGAGGTGACGGAGCTTTCCGAGGCGCTCGACTACCTGCGCGACAACCCCGCCGGCGCGCACACGGCCTATGCGACCGCCGAGGCGGCCGAGGCCGCCAAGACCATCACCACGCTCACCGAGTGGCTGGCCGCCAACGGCGCCAAGGTGCCCGAGGCGCTGGCCGACCGCGCCAAGGCCACGACCACCGAAGCCAGAAAACTTTCCCCGTCCACCGATGCCTCAAGGGAGCGGCGTCGGCGGGCCCTCAGCCTCGCTCCCGTTTCACCGCTAGTTGCTTAACCAATCCATCACATGGACCCGAAGAAGATCAAGGAACTGAACGAACAGCGGGGCGCGAAATACAAAGATTTTGTCGCCCTTTCCGACAAGGACAACCTCACCGCCGACGAGAAGACGAAGTTCGGCACCCTCGAGAGCGAGATCCGCGGCATCGATGAACAGCTGACCCGCGCCGCCACGGCGCTGGCGCTCGCCAGCTCGAAGCCGATCGACCTTTCCGTGCGGGAGGAGCGCGACATCGCGACTTTCGACATCGGCAAGGTGCTTCGCTCGATGGCCGCCAGCCTGGGCGGCCGCGCCGTCGCGCTCGATGGCGTCGAGAAGGAGATGGTGGAGGAGGGCGACAAGGAGGTGCGCGAGGCCCAGATCGGCGTCTCGAAGGGCGTCACGCTCCCCCGCGTGCTCTGCCGCCGGCAGGATCGCGGCGTGCGCCGCGGCCTGCGCGAGGGCCGCGCCATGACGGCCACCGGCACCACGTCGACCACGGGTGACCAGGGCGGCATGACCGTCGCCACCACGCCGCTGGGCCTGCTGGACGACTTCTACAACGCGCTGGTGCTCGAGCAGGCCGGCATCACCGTGCTCGAGGGGCTGCGCGGCAACGTGAACTTCCCCCGGTTCGTGAAGGACAGCGACCCGGCGCACAAGACGGAGAACGCCAGCGCCGGCGCCTATGCCGGCACCACGGCGATGCTCTCGCTCTCGCCGAAGCGCCTCCCGGTCTACCAGGACATCTCCGAGCAGCTGCTGATGCAGTCGCCCGCGGCGATCGAGACGGTGATCCGCAACAACCTGACCGCCCAGCTCGCGGCGGAGATCGAGAACATGTTCCTGAACGGCTCCGGCGGCAGCGGCCAGCCGGCGGGCATCCTCGATGCCAGCGCCTACACGCTGAGCACCGTCTATGCCGGCGGCGCCAGCGTGGTCGGCACGAACGCCGACGGTGCGGCGCAGGTCTACCGCGACTGGACCCGCCTGCGGACCGCCGTGGCGAAGAACAACGCCCTCCGCGGGCGCTGCGCCTTCGTCACCAACTCGCAGGTGGTCGGCCAGGCGTTCGAGACCAAGCGCGGCCTGATCACCCCGAGCGACACCAACCCGACCGACTCCCGCATGATCATCGATGATGCGGAGACGATGCGGGTGGCGGGTTTCCCGGTGTTCGAGACCAACAGCTGCCCGGCGACCCTCACGAAGGGCGCCAGCTCCGGCATCCTCTCGGCCAACGTCTTCGCCAACTGGCAGGACTACTACGCCGGGTTCTGGAGCGGGATCAACCTCGAGCTCCTGCGCGATGCCACGATCGGCATCCAGGGCCTCTACCGGCTCGCCCTGGCGGTCTACTACGACGGCGGCATCGTCCGCCCGAAGTCGTTCGCCAAGTGCATCGACATCAACGCGCCGTAAGCCACGCCGCGTTTTGACCCTTCGCCCTGCCGTGCCTTCGGGCCGGCGGGGTTTTTGGGTGAAGAGACCGCCGTAAATTGAACTCAAACCACAAATGAAACACCTGAACATCTCGCCCAGCCAGTCACTCGCCGCGACGGGCGGCGGCATCGACGTCGACATCTCCGCGCAAATCAAGCGCGGGCGCTTTGTCTTCAACTCGCTCAACACCGCCGGCACCGCGCCGACGCATGCCCGCAAGCTGCAGGGCAGCCAGGCCCCCGCCCGCGGCCTGGAGCAGTCCACCGTCGGCGTCACCGACAACAAGCTGAACAGCGGCGCCACCACCAACGTGAAGCTCGGGCTGGCCTTCACCCAGAGCGGGGCCCGGCAGATCAAGCGCGTGGCGCTGCGGCTCAAGAATCCCGGCACCATCACCTCGGGCAAGAAGCTCACGCTGACGATCAACACCAACAGCGCGGGCTCGCCCTCGGCCACGGTGCTCGGCACGGCCGACACGGTGCTCTGCTCGACCATCGGCACCGCCTACTCGTGGGTGGTCTTCAACTTCGCCAAGCCGGTCGACCTGGCCGACGCCACGCTCTACCACCTGGTGCTCGCCTGCGACTACACGGCGGATGCCACCAACTGCATCTACTGGCGCAGCCTCACGGTGGCCAGCAGCGGCACGGTGGAGACCTACAATGCCACCAGCTGGGCCGCGGTGACCGCCACCGAGGGCTTCGAGGTATACGTCGACCAATACAACTTTGCCGACATCAGCGGCGCCACGCAGACCGGCGCCAGCGACACGGTGACGGTGGACGAGTCCATCGAGGTGGACGTCGACCAGCTGCCGCCGTTCGTGCGCGTGTACGACACGATCGGGGGCTCGAGCAACCCGGCGTTCGTGGCCAGCTGCAACCTGATCTCGTCCGGCACGGTGCAATCCTGACCGCCATGGATACGCACCTCCGCATCAAGCAGAACGTGGACTGCCGCGGCCGCCACCTGGCGGCCGGGCAGGTCGTGGCGCGGGCCGAGCTCACGCGCAAGCAGCTCGATGACCTGCTGGAGAACGGCTTTGCCGCGCCCTGCCCGGCCCCGGCGGATCCAACCCCGCCGGCCGCGCCCGTGCTCGAGCAGGCCGCCACGCCGCCCATCGCGAGAAGGCCACCACCCGCCGCCGCGGGTGAATGTAAACCAATAGTATACTGCCCACCGCCGCCCGAAACATGAAGACCAACCCGACCCAACTCGACCTCGTGCCGTTGACCGGCAGCCTCACGCCCGGCACGGGCGGCGCCCGGCTCTCCGCCGTGGACAACTGGGTTTACTCCGTGCTGATCGTGTCGGCGGATGGCGCCACGATCTACGTGGGCGACTCGGTGGCCCAGGTGTCCCCCGCCGGGGTGTCCTTCCCCGCGCTGCCCGGCTGCGCCTACAACCTGAAAAACATCTGGGTGAAGGGCGCGACGTCGGGCGACGTGGCCAACTGGATGGCCGTGGTGATCAACCAGTGAAAACCCGCACCATGAAAAAGCTGCTCCCCATCCTCGCCCTGGTGCTCGCGCCGCTGCTGTGCGCGCAGAGCCAGCCCCCGCCGCCGAAGGCCAGCCAGAGCCAGGCGACCACGGGGACGGACAACAACACCTACATGACGCCGCTGCGCACCGCGCAGGCGATCACGGCGCAGGAGGCGGGCAGTGTCACACTAAACGGAACAAACCATTGGACCGGAGCAAACGATTTCACCCACGTTTCCGGTGTCATTTCCGTGAATCTATCGGCGGGCACTGCGCTGACCATCGGCACCAGCTATTACGATACGCTCAGCGCCGACCGCACGCTGACGTTTTCAGGGTCTCCGATTGAGGGCAGTCGGATCTCCGTCCTCTTCCTCGTGAGCAGCGCGCCTACGCTCACGATCCCATCCTGCAAGCGCGTAGGTCAGGCCAACACCACAATCACCAGCTTGGTGATGACCAATGGCGTGCACACGCTCTCGTGGGAATACAAGAACGCCACCTGGTTGCTCACCGACAGCGTGCCCGGCCTGGTGGATCTGACGGCCCAGGTGACCGGCATGCTGCCCACGGCCAACGGCGGCCGCGGCACGGCCGGCACCGACTACGCGGCCGCGACCTCGGGATCTTCCGTGC